CCCTGGTCGCCGGTCGTTGCCGTGGCATTGGTGAGCAGTTCACCCGCGCCTAATTCAAGAGCCGCCAGGTTGCGGACAAGCCCTGCTGTGGCAAAGGTAGCCGACTGTGCGCCCTGTAAGAATATCTCATACAGAACATCTGCTGCGCTACACAGAATCTCGTCAATATCAACGATCATGTAGCCTTCGACAAGGCCATCTCCGAGGTCGATAATTTTGGCAACGTCAAGCACCTTGCCTTCCTGAGAAGCGACAATGGCGGAAGTTGCACCCGCGCTTGTGAGCGAATCTTCAAGCAGTAAATCCGCATCGTAAATAAAATCTTCTTTTAAGTATGTGGTCATTTTAAAGCTCCTTAACTTTTATTTTTGTTAATGTTACGCGGTCACTGCCGTTGCCGTGCTGATATTCCACAAACGAGTTGCCGCTCTCGGATGATACAGAGCCATGCCGACCAGCCATTCAACCAACGTGCGGTAAATAACGCCGCTGTCGGTGAGTCCGAGGTCTTTGACTTCAATCGGGCCATTCTGGATACCCTCAACGTGTCCGTCGGTGAAGCTAACAACATACAGGCTGGTTGCATCAGCGCCCGCGTCACCGGCAACTTCCGTCAATGGGATAATGTCGGTATTCGTTTCGTCTTTGCCCGCGTCCAGGATCGGAAGATCGGCATACAGAGGAACCTGACGGCCCCAGTTGTCCTGGGTATAAGTGACATACCCGCCGATGGTGGAAGTCCGGGAAGCCTGAGTCAACAGGCGGCGGAGCTTCTTATTCATGATCAGGTGCGTCGGGTTTTCGGTCTGGTCAATGGCTTCGTCCAGTTTTGACAGAGTCAGAGCGCCCACGGAATCGGTCAGCCCTGATGTTACGCAAATCAGTTGGTCATTGGCCAGTCGGCGCTGCAATCCGTCAAACTCTTTCGGGTCAGCCTGGGAATCGCCTTTGATGATCTCTTTGGCAATCTTCAATGAAAGCGCCTTGACCTTCATTGCTTCGTGTTTGGAACGTACAGACTCGCCCATCATTTTGATCAGGGCGCTGTCCACGTCCAGCGTACCACCGGCGATTTTCAGGGGATCGTGCATCGGATTGATGACGCCCGCGCTGGCGGTATATTCTTCGTTGATTCCACGGAAGGCCACGCCGGGAAGGGTTGCTTCCTGATCGTAGTCCACGCCCGTTCCGTTGACGGTTTCAAAAGTCATCGCATTCAGAATCGAATTTGACTTCGCAAACAACTCGATGATGGTTCCTCGTTTGGTGTTAAGCCCTGCTCCTTTGGCATATTCAAGTAGTGTCATTCCCATGATTCAATTTCTCCTTGTTAAGTTTTTTTACTCGCGTTGATAGCCGCGAGTCTTGCCTCCGGTGAGGCAATCTTTTCCAGTCCGGTATGAGAGGCTTCACCTCCGCCGCCCTGTGCGCCGCCGCCCTTGTTAGCCGGAGCCGCGACAAAATGTTTCCCTTCATCTGACTGCGCCCATTCGGTCACAAAGTCACCTAGTGCCTTGTCACCGACTACGGCCAGCCGTTTATCGCCTTCGACTTTCAAACTCACCTGTCCGGCTAACATTGCCTTGACAGCCTTTGACATTTCCGGCTTCACACCGGCTTTAAGCAGGGCCTCTGTCAGGCCGTTATCAACGAGCAATTTACTGACATATCCCGTTTCCGCTTCCAGCGCCTTTCTGTCTTTCTCCTCCTGCGCAGTCGCTTGCTTGACCGTCTTCAACGCTTCTGCAAGTTTCGCCTCCGCCGTATCTTTGGCTTCCGAAAGTGCCTGATATTCCGCCGGGTCAATGGCCGCGTCCTTCTGCAATTTCTTAACCTTGCCGAGCAACTCCTGATTTTTAGCTAGTAAACCAGCAGTCGCTTCGGATACCGCCGCGTCTGCCGCCGCTTTTATTGCCGCCTTTACTTCTGAATCATTCAAATCTATAGCCATTGTCTGTCTCCTTTGGAGTAGTTATGGGCATTGCCCGTTATGCCGATCATAAACCGGCCTGTAATTGCTCTAACGTTAATGGCCGCCCGTTCTGGGTGACCAAATCTTTTAACGTGATTTTTCCTTCTCTCCACATTTTCGCCTTGCCCTTCCCTAGCAGTTCATCCTGATAGGCTGAATCATGGCGCTTTAAGAAGGAATCAAAACTCATATCAGCAGGGACTTGTCCTAAATCAGAAGCGCGGGTGCCTACTTCCTTGTCCACGTCTAAACCCAATTCCCGATATGACTTCGTAATAGGAACCATGACGGACCGGCAATTTGGATGTCTCGGGCAGCCGCCATCAAAGGGTAATGTCGTGCCGTTGATCGGATTGCCTTCCAAATCCCATTCGGCCCCTGAATACGCGATGCAAACGGCTGATGTCCGACTGTCCAACGTGCTTAATTGCTGAACGCCCTTGAGGATGTCCGCGTTTTCGCGGTAAACGGCCATTTTTGCATCGTTGGCTATCTGCATAATGGAATCATGTACCAGGGTTGAGGCGTTCCTTTGCGGTACGTCCATAATGCCAACGATTCCCTTGCGAGGATTGCCCACAACGCGACTTATGATCTGTTGTAGTGTTTCCCCTTGCGCAACTCCTTGACGCACCTGTGAGGCGAATTTGAAGGCCGTATCTTCTGCTTGTTTCGCCCACCAATCTTTAAGAGGTGCGCCTGTCAACAAAGTATCGCTGACCATCGCTTTCAATACAGCGGCAGTCGGGATGGACGCATTCAGTCCGATCGAGGCTATGGCTTTCGTTGAGGCCACCGCTTCTGCTTTGGCTAATCCGACAAAATCAAACTCTGATTGTACGTCGGAATAAAATCCGTTGATGATGGCCGTGCATTCCTTCAATAACTTCGTGATCCGTTCCTTTTCAAACGATGTAAAGCCGTTCTGCAATTTGGCCTTCAATTCAGCTTGCATCTGCAAGAACAGAGAAAAGACTTTCTTCTTTTCACCAGCGGAAAACCTCATAAGCGAAATTTGATGGCTTAGAATCTTGTCCGCAATCTGCTGATCGGCTTTCTTCACTGTTCATCCTTCACAACTACAACCGGCTCCGGTGCCGGTATCGGCTTGCTTGCAATCCGTTCTTGTTCGTCTTCTAAGGTTACGTCCGGCATGACCACTTCACGCTTTTGGAGAATATCGAATAATCCCTGATCTGAAAGACCGGGAGCGCCCATCTGCCATCCGCTTAACAAGGCCGTTAGTTCTTGCGGAGACATTTCAGGTGGTAAAAAGTCTGTGTTCAATGTAATGCTTGCTTCGCCCTTCACGCCTGCCCATTCTGAGAACGTAACTAAAGCCGCGCTCAATCCAATGCTGATCGTATTTGCTATGGCCGACAATATGGAGCTTTCACCGGCACGATGAATCTGTGCGGTTTGGGCTGTTTCCGTGGCCTTCTTTTCGGGTGACAATAACCGAGCGCCGATAGTAGCCATCTGCTGTTCTATGCGATCTATCGCCTTTTCCAGCGCCTGCAATCCCTGTCCTGTGAATTCAAGGAATGTCGCCTTTGCATTGGGATCAGGAAACACCCATGCCGTACTTGATCCGATATAGAGTTTATCCGTGGGGTTTTCCGGGGTGTATCCGCTGACAACAGCCGTTGGCAGGCCGGTAAAGTGTAATCCATGCGAGTAGTCCGCATTAGTCCTGTAGTGAGCCAGGTTCAGGTCCACCAGGTCGATTAAAGGCGGTTCATCCGTGGCCGGGGTCGTATCATCCACTCCGATGAAATAGAATGGAATGTAATCCATTGTCGCGTTATTCATCAGGGGGAATAGATCATCGCCCACCTGCTCGTCTTCCTTCTTTTCGCCGATCCTGAATACCCTGACGCGGTATTTACCCTCGAATAAATCAAGGACTCTATAATGCGTTTCGGTTTTGCGCTCGTATTCGTTGTCCGCTTCAACATCGGCCTCTTCCGTCAAGACAACCATCGTTGTCATGGTCTTGTTTCCTACCCTGCCCGTCTTCCAGTTGATGATTGATTCAGCCGGGTAAACATTCATGGTCGGCCTGAGATTGAGGCTTGCAACATCGGCCAGGGTCATGCCTTCAACCGACTGCGAGGGATAATCAACCAGAACGCCCATGCGCCCGGAAGTAAGGATCTCAATCGTTGCCCGTTGCGCTAAAA